AATTGGTTCCAATGCCATATGTAAATATTCAATATTTTCATTAAATTTTATGGTTGCTATTTGTAAAACGTCCATCTTTATATTCATTATAAATAAATTATTCGTATCCCGCATAATAAATAAAGATGAACGTTTATTATTTTTTTAAAGCATTCCATGACGCTGTAAGGATTAATAAAAAAAATAATTAAGTAAAACAATTCCAATAATACCTATTAATTGTTTTGTATTTATTTGTTCTTTAAAAACTAATCTATCGGTAATAACTCCAAATATAATAGATAAAAATGTTAATAAACTAAGGGTAAATGGATTAAGAATTTTAACACTAAAGAATTGTAAATAAAACGCTAAATATCCCAGCACAATATTAAATATCAATATAGGAATAATTTTTTTAAATGACATGTAGTTATTTTGATAAAAGTATTGATAGATATAATAAAGTATGAATCCAATTAAAATATAAATATATTGACTAAATAGATATTCATTTATGTTTGGTGTATTTTTTTTCATATAATGAAAAACATAGATATGGGTTATCAGTGAAGAAAAAATACCAATTAATCCTATTATTATATTTTTTGATTGATTTGTATTTAATTTATTTGGCAAAATCAATAAAACACATATAAATGTAATAAATAAAACAATAATTTCTTTTACAGAATATTTATTAATTATAATTAAGTAATAAAATATTGGCCAACTATACATAATAGCTTGTGAAATTCCGATACCTAATTGATCAAATGAAATATATATACCATATATACTAATAAAATTAATAATTGAAAGTATTACTGTAATAGGTTGAAATGTTATGTTATATATTTTGTGTAAATTACTAAATCCATTTAGACTTATAAATGATATGATAGTAAACACTGCTGTTCTAGCAAATATTTGTTCAATTAATGAAATATCATTAAAATATTTTATAAGTAATCCATATAAAGTTAAAATTAAATTAGAAATAAGATAAAGAAATACATTAAGCATATATATTTATAATTTTTTTTTTTTGCGTTTAATGGTTTAAAGAAAAGACAAAATTATAAGTATATAGTATTAATATGACATCGCCATTATCAATATTTGTAAATCAATTAAGTAGTTTAGGTAGTGAACTAAATGATATGTATCCAGAGGATATGGATATTAAAATGGCAAAAAATTCTATAGAAACATTAAAACGTTTAAATCCAAAAAAACTATATGAAGTATTTAGTGCTATTGTAATTCCATTTAAATCACAAATATTAAATCGTGATGAGGGATTTTTTTTAAATATGGATGTTAATACAAATGATTTAGGTGATGGATTTAGTGTTTCAATTGTTATGAACCTTAAAAAGTATTGGTCTAGTATGAGTGAAACTACAAAGGAGTGTATGTGGCAATACTTTGGTGTATTAGTTAAGTTAAGTGATAAAATTAGCAATGCAACATAGATAAAAAATGTAATATTATATATTTTTTATAAATGTACTAAAAATAAAGCGTAAACTGGTAAATGGTCGCTATTATTAATTAAAATACTATCATCACTTTCATATAAAATTCGTTTTACATTGTAATTTTCAATACATAAAATCCGATCACACCAACTAGGTATTCTGTCGGTATTCCAACGAGCATAGAAACTATCTATATCTAGTTTATCCTCTTGAGGATTTTGTATAGTAGTTCTATTATTATATACTTTATATGTAGGCGGAAAATTGAATTTATCAATCATATGTCGATAAAACGGTAATAATGGAATATCTAATATATAGCCGTATTCAGCGCCATGTTTGATATCACTCTTTAAATTTGTTAAATAATTACTATAAAAATAATTAAGTAAATATAATTCATCATTAAAATACAATAACCTCCAAGATTTATTTCGTAAATATAGTTCAAATAAGTTAGGGTCATCTTCCGTAATAATACTAGCATATCTATTCTTAGTTTTTAAATGGATACGAAAATTAAAGTCGCCTAATATAAAAATATGGTCATATTTTGTTTTAGAAATAATATAATCAAAAATAACATTCAAACTATCTACTCGTTCTTTTATTCCTCCACCATCCCACGTTTCATGATAAGGCAAATGTGTATTAATAAACAGAAATCTAGTTTCATTTATACTAATAACTACACTTACCGCACCTTTACCAAAATACTGATAATTAAATCTAACCCAATTTTCTTCTTTAAATTCCACATAATCATCTATACTTATATTTTTTAAAATATATAGACCTAATCCACGTATTCCTACATTACCTATGCCATTTAATCTTATTTTATGAATTAAACTATATTTTTTTTTTAAATTTAAATCATGCCAATAATATTCAAAGCCATAACGCGTCTCTTGAAATCCTAATACTAATATATCTGGAATTATATTAGATTTATTTATTGTTTCATCAATATGACGTAAAACATTTTTGTCTATGTAATTACCATTCTGATTAAAACTATAACAAAATATATACATTTTTTTCTTTTTATCTACTACTATTATATATTATTTTTCTAAATATGAATTTAATTTTAGTTTAAAACAATATATTATTTTTCTAAATATGAATTTAATTTTAGTTTAAATAATATATTATTTTTAGCCTAATATATATTTAAAAAACATTTAAAAAATAATAGGAGGACTTGAGGCATTTAAAAATTTAGGATTGTTTATCATACATTGATATCCATTATTTTCTTTACATGTATCATTTGTTCCATATAACCAATTAGCAAAATTAGATTGTTCATTAGGAATTGTTGTTATAGGGGTAGTATAAAATTGCCGTTGACTATTTTTTTTCCCAAAAATATCATTTACATCTTGATACAAATTATAAGAAAATTTTTCTTCGATATCTAAATTTAAATCATTATTATTGACAAAACTTTTTCTACTAAATGCTTCACGATTTGGATTTTCGGTATAGTCTAATAATGTAGGATTCATAAATGGATTTGAATAGGTGGGTTTTACATAATTTTTATGACTATCCCTGGTTGATCTATTATCAAATACACCAAATGTTTCTTTTTTTTCTAATATTTGTAATTTAGGATCATATTGAAAAATAGCAAAAGTAATAACTAAACTAATAATAAAAAGATATATATAATTAATATTTTGTCGTAATAACATTAAGATTATGCTTAAATAAAAACAAAATCTTACTATAGCATTTAATTGTTCTACCGTAGTCATAAGCGGATTTGGAAAAAATTCAGATAATCGGGCTGGGTCAATTAATATTTGTGGATTATTTAACCAAAATTTATCATTTATTTTTAATGTAGATGATGTATCCATATAATTATTTAAAAGATTTTTATATCTAATTAGCAACACTTAAAAATAATATTTATAATATTCATTAGTCATTTATTTTTCAATACTATATTATATACTTTTACAAGGTATTATATAGATTTTATAATATTAAATGGAAATAAATCATTATAAATATATCCTATATAACGATGCTCCTTAGAAATTACTTTTCCAAATGTGGATTGTTTTATATATTCAAACAACTTACAAATATAACCAGCTGATAGCACATAATTTTCAAAGGTTCCATATGGAGTTATATTTGTATTTGTTGTTAAAAAAATTGGAAAATAATGTCTATCAACCATTAAACTTCCTTCTTCCGCTTTTGATCCATCAACAATATTATAAATTGTATAATATAAATATAAATTAGGTCCACCTTCTCTTGATGTTAATATACAAACAAAAATATTAAAAATTATATTTAATTTAATTGGTGTCGTTCCATCGCCATAAACACTATTATATTCATATAAATCATTATACAAAAATCGGATACTTTCAGTATTTAATTCATACTGTTCACTAAATCGGTCTGAAATAGTTTTTAAATATGCTTCTGGAGAACCTTTCCAATTACCACATCGTTTAGTAACATCCCTATCGAACTCAATAAATGGTTCAACCTGTATCATTCGTGCTGGATTATTCGTGTGACTTGGAATATGATATGTAAGAGTATGCTTATAAAATGGTAATTTACTATAACATATTGGAAAACTACTTTGTAATATTTCAGGATATTCCCTATTAAATCTTTCATATATTTCACTATTTAATTCTGGATGTGTATTTATAAATCGTATATGCTTAACTCTAGAAATATTTTTATTAATAAATTCCTGAAGAGTAAAATGGATAAATGTTTGTTGAACATAATCATTTAAACCTTTATATAATTGTCCTCTATCGAAACATCCTAAGCGCCAAAATCCAAGTGATGTTTCCGACTGATATAGATATAATTCATAACTAGTTCCATCCTTTAGAGTTGATATCATCTTAAGAGCGTCTCTATCAACAATTTCATTCTGAGGATTATAACCTATTAGTCTAAAATTAATATCATCAATTGTAATATTTGGTAATTCCATTTGATTATATAATTATACTTTATTATTTTCCACCACGTCGTTTAGGATGATTTTTTGGCAATAGGGATAGATTTTTAGAATTAGATTTTTTTGCTGCTCCACCCATTAATCCACTCATTAAACCCGCCATCATAGAAGGATCAATTCCAGGCATACCACCTGAAGTCATATTATTCATCATATTAGACATACCTGGCATATTTTGTAAATTAGACATAATACTATTTGCTTCATTAAATAATTCTTGTTGATTTAATTGACCATTATCTAATTTAGTTTGTAATTTTCCACTAATATTTTGAACAAGATTCATTAAATTACCCTTATCCGGCGAAAATAAATTTTGTAAAAGTGCTTCTGGATTATTAGGATCTATTTGTAATTCACTGGGATTAATTTCACTAGCAATTTCTTTAGCCAAATTACCTATCATACCTCCAAATAAACTATCAGCTATTTTTTCCATTTCCGGAGGAACTGATGGCTTTTCATCACCAGTAGTATTTGTTTCATTCGATGTATTTTCTGCCTGTTTCTGTAAATTTTCTAAAATTTTATTGAAATTTTCTTGATTAAATCCCATAGTTTCCATATATTTTTTCATCTCATCTTCAATGCCATTTTCTTTATATAATTTTAAATAAGCCTGTGCATATAAATATAATGCTTCAACATATTTCCAAACAACTTCACGATTAGGTTCACTTTCAGTTTCAACAAAAATAAATTTAATATTGATACCATCAAGTATTTCTTTCTTATCAAATAATTCTATATTTTTTGAAACAATAAGATCTACATTAGGAGAAACATTCTCTAAAAAATAATTCATGTAGGCACGATTACCATTCTCACATGTATATATTTCTAAAAAACTATTTAACGAATTTTCCATTGTAGGATACACTGATTTTAAATCACCTATGAATTCGAGAGTAGTCTGATTAAACTTTTCTAAATAGTTTTCCATATTTATCTATATTTATCTATATAAACTGATAAGGAATAATTTATTGATAAATAAACTTATAACTCTATATTTTTATTAAATAAAAATGAAAATGAAAATTTTTAAAAAAAATGACATAAATATATATATATATTATGTCTACTAATTGCTATAATTTAAAATGTCAAGGTGTAAATCTTAATCCTTCAAGCAAACAGCCTACAGGAAAATTTCCTATGGGATTTATAACTCAACCAGAAAATAAAAATTGCCCAAGATTGAATTTAAATAAATTAACTCGAACCGGAGATGACATGTGTTATACAACTGCTCGTAATGCTCAAAGTGTATCTATTGGTGATTATCAAGTGACTGCATTCAAAGATTGTGATTGTCCCGCTAAGAATATTCAAGCTATAGCTATGAGTGAACCTACTATAACATTTCGCGACGGTTATGGTTGGACAAGTGTAGATGGTTGTAATATAGATGCTGATAGTTGTGTTCGTAATACTAATAATTTAACTAATATGCGATATATACAACAACTATATACACGTCCTTATGCTACAGTTCCATTTATGGGACGGGGTAGCGGTAATTCTGTATTAGAAAGTGTATTACAAACTGGAGAAGATACTAGTCAAAACAAACAATGTAATACTTTATCTGGTATTTATATTGACCGATTTGTTCCGATGGTTCCGTGTTTAGCTCAAAATATTCAAAATCCAGTTCATCTTGTAGAAGAAGTCGTTTCTAGAGATTGGATACGCGGTGGGATTCCAAGTAGAGATATAGTTCGTAATACAAATTTTCTTTTAAAATGCGGCTGGACATATAATGGTAGATTATGGCAACGTCCTGATGGAAAAAATCCTAATCAAATATTAAGTTAATTCACAAAATAAACTACTTTATAAAAAAAAATATAATATATTAATAAATATTTTCAATTGATATATTATAATGTTAAAAAAACATTTTATTTTAATTTTATGTATAATAATACTATCATTATTTATATTTAATTATATATTTAAAGAAAATTTCGAAAATAAAAAAGAGGAAGAAGATAGACAGCCTCGTATGTCCTTACAGAATTATGAACAAGATTGTAGAAAATGTTGTTTTAGAAATAGAAAACGTGAAGATTGTATAAAAAATTGTTTTAGTAAAGGATTTAAATGTTTATGTTGTTAATTATATATCTTATTATTGTTCAAAAATAGATTTTTCAGTGGATAAAAAAATAGAAAATATCACGGACACAGTAAAGGTAAAAAAATAATATATATAAATATATGAATTTTATTTATATTATTTTTTTGTTTTTAACAATATTATTTTTAGGTATTGTACTATTCTATCCTATTTTTACAAAAAAAAAACTATTAGAAACATTTCAAACGAATAGAGATACGTATTGTAAATTATGTTGTATGTCAAATCGTAATAATAAAAAATGTAGAGAAATTTGTATTTATGGAACTGTATGTAACTGTTGTTAAACTAATAATTTCTTACATTAATGTATAAATGTTAGAAATTTTATTGGAAAATTGGAAATTAATATTAGGATTATTAGCCTTAATACTATTTGCTTCAATTATTTATATGCGTATAATCAAAAATAATGAAATTTTTGAAGAATTTAGATGTGAAAGTCAATTAGGAATGTTGCCTCCATCTGACCAAAATTGTCGTTCTATACCAATTGTTATAAATGGACAACAAGGTGAATTACGTGGCAGTGATTTTAATAGATCAAATAGTAATACAAATAGTAATACAAATAGTAATACAATTTCGCAAATGAATAGCACTAGACCGCAATGTTCAAACTTTGTTGTAAATAGTCCGCCTATAAGCAGTATGTTTAATATATCTGATATGTGTCATACTAGTAATAAAGAAGAACAATTAGCTTGGAATTGTTTCTATAGATACCAACTACAGAAAAATATATTGAAAAATCCAAGATGGACTACTAATCTTTTTATAAGAAACTCTCCTATTTTTTTTAGAGTATAATTTGTTAATATGGGAGAATATATATAATCTTTATATTCACCTTTACATCGTCTATAAATAATACACACTAATATATTTACATTGAATAAACCCTATATAGATTAAAAATAATAAAATCATTATATAAAATATATGAATTATATACTATTGATTTTAGTTATTTTAGTATCTGTTTTTATTTTACAGATAAAAAGTAATAAAGAACACTTTAGTTTATTAGTATGTCCTAGAAATCAATATATTATTGATAGAACTCCATATGAGTATATTTTTACTGGCAATCGCAAAGTAGTTCATAATAATTGCGATGGAACCAATAAAATAGAAAATTTTTTAAATATTGGAAACAAAAATGTTGACCATACAATTTGGATTTATTTTCCATTTAAAAAAAACAGTCGTTCCTGGCTTGATTGGGGTAGTCGTCTTTATTATCATCCTAATACTAATTTATTTGATATATGTATTCAAAATTTAAAAGCAAAAACTGGTTGGAATATTGTGGTTTTAAACCAAACAAATATACATAAATATATAGATATTCCTATTGGATTAGAAGAGAATGAATTATTAATACAAGCAAAAATTTTATATAAATATGGAGGATTTTGGAATACTCCCTATAGTTTTCCAATCAAAAATTTGGATATATTATGTAATAAGGTAGATAATATCATAATGCCATATATACCGGATTTATATCAAGTTTTACCAATTATGTGTATTTCTGGATTAACAATCTGGAAACAAATGAGTGATTTTATTATAAATAATCCTAATAGACATGCTGACTATAGTGATTTTAATCATTTATATTACTTAGCTTATTGTAATAAAGTTAATCTAGTCGATGGACGTGTTTTTGGAATGTTAGATAAAAATGGTCGGATGATCACATTTTTAAATTTAGTATCAGATAGTCCTCCTGAACTGTCAAATGACACATTTATTGTATGTATTAATAAAAATGAAGAAGAACGATTACATACACAATATATCAATTATAATGGATTTTTTAATAAATATATACAAAATAATTAGAAATATATAATTATATAATATGTTAATTAACATTTTTACAGATTTATCGACCCCATTACATAATAATAATGATATAAATATTATAAAACAATTAATACGAACTCCCCCACATGATATGAAATTATATGATTATAAACATACAAGTATTAGAGATGCTGATTTATCAATTTATTTTGACTATATTAATACTATTTCCATATATAAAACTGGGAAACATATATTAATCACCGATAATACAGAAAATATAAATATAAAACATTATGTATCTAAATTAGATTTTATTTATTGTAAAACAAATTCTGCCATGGATTTTTTTGCTGATTTTACCTATTGTAAAAAAATATGTTATATGGGATGGACAATGATGGATAAATTAAATAATAATACATTTATTCCAAAACAAAATATATCTTATTATACATTTGCTACTATTGATAATATAGATTTGTTATTAAAGTTAATAAATGATTGGACAATCGCAGATAAATTAAATGTGTACTGTAAATTACCAAAAGATAATGAATTAGTCTTAGAATTAATAACTTCAAGTAAAATTAATCTATATTTTGATACTATACCAACTGAAAGTATTTTTATCCAATTATCTAAGGAAAAATTTAGTTATGAATTATTGGAAGAAGCTTCTACTGGAAGTATTTTAGTCACCCAAAATATGGAATTACTCAATGGGCAAAACCAGTATATTTGGAATACGTATATAGATTTATTAAATATCATACAAATTGGTATAGATGATATAGAAAATCGTAGTAATAACTCAAGACAAATATTTATAAATAATCAATATAATTTTTTAGAAAATTTTACAAAATATATGACAAAATTATTTGAATCTATATTAAATAAAATAGAAACAAAACCTATTGATACTAATATATTAGATAAAAGTCCACTTGTTTCTATAATAACTCCAACTTATAATCGTAGTAATTTATTTAAGATAGCATTATTTGTTTGGAATAGTTTAACTTATAAAAATATTGAATGGATAATAGTAGATGATGGAGATGAGCAATTAGATTTGCCGAACGATTCACGTATTATTTATATAAAATTAAATGGTCGTTTAAACGTTGGACTAAAACGAAACATTGCTGTAGAAAATAGTAATGGAGACTATATTTTTTGTATGGATGATGATGATTTTTATCCAGCAAATGTAATAGAAAACAGACTATTAAGTATAGGTAATTATGATTGTACTTATGCCAGCACAATAGCCTGTTATAACATTTATAAAAATGTTAGCTTTATCAATTCACCGTTTATATTTGACCTACCCCAAAAAAGAGTATCGGAAGCAACACTATTTTTTAAACGCGGTTTTTGGTTAGAAAGAGGTTTTCCTAATCGAAAACATTTAGGTGAGGGTGAAGAATTTATAGAAGGTCGATATAATAGATGTAAAGAATTAGACTGGGTAGGCATAATAATATCACTACTTCATACAAATAATATATCTGGAAAATCTGATACGACAAATACATCTAATGGCAATCATTGGATTAATGACACATGGGGATTTACACCCGAATTTCTTAAATTATTAGAGAATATTTAGATTTTTTTTTCATTATTTTCTCTATATATTAAACCTTACATCGTTTTGACATCTACATCAAGCGTTCTAGATTTTTTTTTTAAATAACAATTATATATTTAGTGTTTTATAAAAAAAAGTAGAAATATGCGTGATGATACACGGGTAAATAAGTATTCAGTGCCTTATAATAATTGTTATAAATTCTTTATTTATTAAAAATGTTTTTTAGAAAAATTATAAAAACTATAGAAGATATAGTTAATATTTTTTTTAATAATCGAAAAAATACTACACATGATCGATGATAATTTTATGTAGTAATTTTTGTATCTTCTATAAATTGCCTCAGACGGCCGGATTATTGTTATAGACATTTAAATTTAAATAGATATGAATTAATTGTATGATGTATCGTGTTGAACGACTATTAAAATGATTTGGACTGAAATAATATTTTATTTATATTTATTTGTTGATTTTTTATTTAAAAATTTCTTTTTAACTTGAGAAGTTTTTTTTAATTTTCTTTTACTAAAATACATTTTACCACCATCATACATTGGATCACTAGGAGGAGTTTGATATTCTTGGGTAAAAGCAGCAGCAGCCTTGGATTCAGCAGCGGCCTTAGATTCAGCAGCAGCCTTGGCTTCAGCAGCAGCGAAAAATGCTTCAATGCCAGTATCACAACATTGTAAAGCAGGATCATTAGTCCAAGTCGTATCAGGAACAGCCTTAGTAGCATCTTCAACGAGCCAGTCTGTGGGATTATCCAAACTATTACCAGCCTTATTTCTTTGATTGTGAAATTTACTACAGTCAACACATGATGTAAAAAAAACGTTAATATAACTACCATCTGTAATATCATAATCATCCAAAGTAAAATTATCTGTAAGTGACTTATATTTGTATACTAGTCTTATTTGATTAACACCAAAACCTATTTGTTGTGCTATTAAAGACTTTAGTGTATGAATCGTAACAGTAGGGCTAACTTCTAATGTTAAGCTTGTATTATTTGTAAAACGAATAAATGTCTTTATTCCACCTTTCATTACGTATTTATTTTTTCTAGAATATTTTCGATTTGAACGCCGCTTATTTGTTTTACCATGTTTAGATCCATGTCTTCTACCACCTACTCCGTTGTCTCGCATATTACGATGGTCTCTAAGAAGAGCGTGTAAGAGAACAGGGTTATTATTTATATCTGGGTGATTATTAAGGTTAACACCGTAAACTTCAAATAATTCTTCACGAATTTGATCATCCGTCATAACTATATTATTACGGTAGAGTGGAATTATTTCTTGCCATTCAGGTGGAGGAACAAATCGCCAATCATCCCCATCAACATCCCCATCATTATCCCCATCATTATCCCCATCAACATCCCCATCAACATCCCCATCATCAGCCCCATCAGCATTCCTTCTAATATTATTATTAGGGTAGAGTGGAATTATTTCTTGCCATTCAGGTGGAGGAACAAATCGCCAATCATCCCCATCATCATCCC